AGAGAATGGGAGTGTGGATGCGGAGCATCTCACAACAGAGACGTTAACGCAGCACAAAACATTCTCCGTTTGGGGCATCAAACGCCGAAAGGGAATCCCCGGCCTTCAGGCCGAGGGAGGATGTCAAATGAAAGCAAATTCTAAATCTGTTGAGAGTGAAAATGAGTAGAAATAGCCAAGAAACAGAGCATTTTGTTGAAGTTATTCCATCAATTGCATCAATTCTATCAGATTCTTTGCAATGCTTAGGATATGAAGTAGCTAGGCTAAAGGATAAATCTAAGGCTCAACCCCTAGATAACTATGAACGTAGAAGCCTCGTGGATCTAGTAAAGGCATTACCTGTAATAACAATTGAACAAGAGAAGCTTAGGAAACAAGACCTAATCGGGCAGTTAACATCTGAACAGCTAGTAGCCTTAGCCCAGAAGCTACTGCCAACAACAACTGGAGAAGAAGATGGCAGACAATAACCAATCGATCTACATTAGGCCTGCATCTTCAGAAGACTCCAGGTTTATTACCAACTCGTGGGTAAATTCATTCCGCTTAGAGAACTTCTATATTCCTAAAGATATCTATCGAATGCGTCAATTAAAGGTAATTGAGAAGATTCTAAGAGGTGGAGCAAAGACATTGGTTGCTTGTCCAACTGATGACTACAACCAGATACTTGGATGGATTTGCTATGAACATTTAGGTAAAGATGTTGTTATCCACTACATCTACATCAAAGATACTTATAGAGAGATGGGCCTAGCTAAGCTATTGCTAAAGAAAGCTGGCGTATCACCCACAGCTAACAGACTTCTAATCTCCCACTCAACATACATACTTAGACCTATCCATAAGAAGACAGGGATAATCTATATTCAGCTACCCCACTACACCTGTGATTGCAATTAATAGGAATAATGCCAATGAAACGATCAAATAATATTGTATCAGTAAGATTTACAACAACAATTAACCTATGTGAAGGCAAGGAAAGGTTCACAGCTATTGATACTAGACGTAAAGAATACCAAGCTTGGACTATTACATCTAATAACTACTTCGTAGAGCTATATAATACTAGACTCAATAGATACTTCAAGATTCCTCTTCATATGGTTGAATCAATAGAGTTCGAAGCAACTGAGTAATGGCTAACCAATTAAATCTATCAGACCGTCTTCTATTAGAATCTCTAGTAAGGAAGAAGGGGCTAACTCCAGATCAGATATCTAAGCTATCAGGATCTCTCCCTCAACAGAAGAAATACCTAGAATCTCTATTTCCTCTGCAGAAAGAGATACTTACACATCCATCTAAGTTCAAGGCTATTCGATCAGGTCGTAGATTTTCCAAGACATTCGTAGTTTCTATAGCTCTAATAACTGAAGCATTGAAACGCCCAGGATCTTCATGTCTGTTTATTGCTACCTCAGTTGAAGCAGCTAAACGATTAGTTTGGTCAACTCTTGTAGAGTTTAATGAGAAGTATTCATTAGACATATCTTTTGATAATGCTAGCTCTATAGCTACATTCAACAATGGCTCTAAGATCTATCTAAAGGGCTGCGCCAATAGAAAGGAATGTGAGAAGTTTAGAGGTGATTACTATAACATCGTAGCTATAGATGAAGCTCAGTCTTTCCCTTCTTGGCTTAAATACCTCATTGAAGAAGTATTATCACCTGCCTTACAAGATTACCAAGGAACTCTCTGGTTAACTGGAACAACCAACTCAACCTGTACTGGCTATTTCTATGACATCACAGCTAACCCAGATCAGCAGAACCTATTTAAGGTATGGCACCATACAGTATTTGATAATCCTAAGTTTCCTCTATGGGCTGATAAAGACAATTGGCAAGAGATTGCAAGGAATTGGTGGCTACAATATCTACTTGAGAGAGGTTTAACTGAAGATGATCCACAGATACAAAGAGAATGGTTTGCTGAATGGATTAGGGATAACACAACTCTCGTATTCCCTTCACTATCTACTTACCTACTAGATGAGCTTCCTAATGATCTCAACTATGTCATTGGTATAGATGTAGGCTTCATAGATGCTTTTGCAGTCGTTGTCCTTGGGTACACAGATAATGCTGCTTATCTAGTTGACGCCTATTCAGCTTCTGAAACATCAACTGATGAAAAGCTAGAAGTTCTCAATAGATTCCATAATAGATACAATCCTGTGATTACGGTATGTGATCCAGGTGGTGGTGGTAAACAATTCATTCATGACTTTAACCTTAGATACAATCAAAACATCCAAGTAGCTAATAAAAGAGAAAAGCCACATAGATTACAGCTTCTATCAGATGACCTTAAAAATAGAAAGCTTCTAATTAATCCAGATTTAACAGATCTGCTTTATTCTCTGAAGATCCTTGAATACTCCAATAAGTCTAAAGGAGAGATTCCTGAAAGCTACCCACAAGATTACCTAGATAGTTGTCTGGTAGGCTCTACGCTTATTGAAACAATTAATGGACCTAAGCCTATTAAGGATATTAGGCTAGGGGAATTAGTTTTAACTAGATCTGGTTATCGAGAGGTTCTTTGGAGTGGGATGACTAAAGCTAATGCAGAGTTGTATAGAATTGAATTTTCAGATGGTTCAAGTATAATAGGTACTAGAGAGCATCCAATCTACATTACGGAATTAGATGACTTTATATCTATAGGAGATATTCAATGTATATTAACAACGCAGGCTACAAAACTCAAGGTGGAAAAGGAATTGATGACATTGAATTTATCTGTCCTAAATGCGGGGAGACTTTTAAGCGAAACAAATACGTTAAGCCAGGATATTGTTCACGTAGTTGCAGTTCAAAAGCTTTTAGAGCAAGATGCCGTTTATAATCTCACCGTAGCTGATCATCCAGAATTCTTCGCTAATGGTATCCTAGTTCACAATTGTTCTTATGCCCACATGGAGCTTCCATGGGCTCTTTACAATATACAACCTAAGACAAAGAAGATTCCATTCGTAGATGGCTATGACCCACACTTGGAATATCTTAAAGAAGAGCAAGCTCAGCAGTTAGCTGAGGAATCCTACCAAATGCAAGAATATCTAAGAGAATTCTTTGATAATCAAGGTCGAACTTCGTTCAGCTAAGGCTGAACTTCGTTCGCCTAGCGAGCTTCGCTCAGCTAAGGAGTCAACTATTGATGGCATCAGAACGCAGTCAAGCAATTAATTCAGTCAAGAAATTAATAGATTACATCATAGCCCAGGACAGGATTAAAACTATTCATATAGATATCCCCGAGGTGGGAACATTGGATCTTGAGCTATTTGAAATTATCCCAACTATCGAGGAGAAGAAGAATTCATATGTTAACGACGACTACTAATATTAGCCAGGAGCCATGGCATGACATGGAAGCCTACCCTTCAGATGAGGTTCATATTCCTATCTGGTCTTTATACCAGGATTACCTAGAGAAGAATAAGCCTTGGATGGATGATCAAGAGACCTATCTGCTCACCTATGAAGGCATAGATAATACCAGGAAATCTACAGTTGGCTCACTCAACCAAATCTTTAGAGCATTTACTCCAAAGTATTCTTGGAATGTCTGCCAATCGATTACGGATACCCTTGTATCTAGAGTGGGTAAGAACAGACCAAAGCCTATGTATATTCCCAAGGGTGGAGATTATAGCCTTAAGGAACGTGTCGAGACTATGACTGATCTAGTTAATGGTCAATTCCAGAATGCTGGCCTCTATGGCACAGGCAGAGAAGTGTTTAGAGATGCTTGTATCTATGGAACGGGCGTCATCAAGACATACGAACAGGATGGAAAGATTGTCCACGAAAGGACACTACCTTTTGAAATCCTTGTTGATCCAATGGATGGACGTTATGGCACCCCATCACAGCTAATCCAAAGAAAACATGTTCGTAAGTGTACTCTTAAGGCACAATATCCAAGTCAGGAGCTAGACATTGAGTCTAGTTCAATAGCTAGTACAGATCTGCTCATCGGGATTCAAAACCAGGATACTGTCAGTTCTCATGATTGGGTAGAAGTTGTTGAGATATGGAAGCTTCCATCAATTAAAGATGGCAAAGACGGCCGCCATTCAATTATCATCCAAAATACTACTCTTCTAGATGAACCATGGGAACGTGATGACTTCCCATTCCGTTTTCTAAGATACATTAAGCGTTCTATAGGCTTCTGGGGAGTAGGAGTTGTAGAGATACTTTTTGGTCTTCAAATGGAGATTAATAAGACAATCCGAAAGGTTCAAAGATCTCTTGATCTTGTCTCAGTACCTACATGGCTAGTTGATAAGAGATCCCAAGTAGTCAATAGACACATTCAGAATGTAATTGGTAATATCCTAGAATACTCTGGTGGCAATAAACCAGATGTAATTGTTCCTAGCGCTGTTAATCCTGAATTATTCAATTATCTAGAGAATCTATTCAATAAAGCCTACAATCTCATAGGCGTATCAATCCTTTCATCTCAGTCAATGAAGCCTTCTGGCCTAGATTCTGGTGTAGCTATCAGAACAGCTGATGACATTGAAACTGAACGTTTCTCTGAAATATCTCTAGATTATCAAGATTGGTTCCTGGAGATCGCTGAGGATATTATTAACCTTGCCAGGGAAATTGAAGATTTCTCAGCATCTGTGAAGTCTGGAAATGTATTCAATGATGTTAAATGGTCTGAGATCAATCTAGCTAACGAAGACTTCAAAGTAGATCTCTATCCAGTTAATCTCTTATCTTCTAAACCAGAAGGTAAGCTAGCTCAAGTACAAGAGATGGTGTCAGCGAATCTCATCTCTCCAGAAGAAGGTAAAGACCTTCTAGATTTCCCTGACTTGGATCGATACCAGGATCTTGATTCAGCTAATAGAGATATCATTCGTAAGACCGTAGATCAAATGGTGCGTAAGGGTATCTACACTCCTCCAGAACCCTTTGATGATCTAACCTTTGCCCTTAAGTATGCAAAACAGGCTTATGGATTAGGTCGTCTAGAAGGTGCTCCAGAGGACAATCTTGAGCTATGCAGAAACTACATCTTAGAAGTAATCAATGAATTGAAGAAGCTACAACCTCCTACACCAACTGAATAGAGAAGAGAAGAGGAGGGGGAGGGGGGGGGGGGGATGCTCCCCCCATTACTAGGGAGTTGTCTGTTAACTCATCAAGATAACTCAATTACGTCCCCCCTTGGGGGGGGGGAAATATCCTTTAAGGCTAGACGTGGAGTTAGGGTCTCTTCAAACACCCCCTCTGAGAGGGGCCAGGATGCCCTACAATCGATTTTAAGGCCTACCCTATACCTAGGCCTACCCCTAGCTCTAAAACAGCTCTAATGGCTTCTCAGAGCCTTCTGAGAGGCCTGCTAATTAATGATTAACACAACCAAGGAGATTAATGACAATGGCCGATAATGATCAAACAGGCACAACTACTAACGAAGAAGTAATTGTATCTAATGTAGAAGTAGACCCACTTGATGCAATCATGCAAGATTGGGCAGATAATCGACAACAAGCAGATGATGTAGTAGTCGAAGACGAGGCTTCTAAGGCTGAACTTCGTTCGCCTAATGAAGAAGATCCTAAACCACAAGCTAATGATACAGAAGACCCTGATAATGTAGAATCTGTTCAAGTAGCTAAGGGACTAGCTAAGCTAACTCGTAAAGAGAAGGCTTTAAGAGCCCGCGAGGAAAGTATTAAACAGGAAGCTCAACGATTACAGCAATTCCAACAGTTCCTTAACAACTCTAAACAAAATCCATTACAGCTATTAGATGCTGCTGGACTTACTCTAGATGATCTAGCTGAATATGTTTCAAAAGGAGTTATTGATACCAATAAACCAGATGATCGGTTATCTAGGGTAGAACAACAATTAGAGGAAGAACGTAAAGCTAGGCTTCAATATGAACAAGAAGTCATTAAACATCAACAAGAAGCTACAATTGATAAGTTTAAGACTCATATAGGCTCTGTTGTTGACACAAGCTTTCCTCTTATAAAGGCAAATAACGCATCTGATGTGGTATTTGAGGTAATTAATCAGTATTTTACTCAAACTAATCAAATACTACCTGTTGAGCAAGCAGCTCAACTAGTTGAGGAGGAGATTAGATCTATTAAAACCCAACCAACTAATGGCAATATCGCCGGAACAGAGGGGGAAGGTCTATCTTCAGCAGCTACTAACAGTAAACAACGACCAACATCAAAAAGCGCCACATTGAATAATAAGTTAGCTTCTCAACCAACAGATAACGTTTCTAGAAAACGTACACAAGAAGAGGTAGATGCAGCAATGTATAGAATCATGCAACAACATGTCTCCTCTTCTAGACGAAAATAACTAACTAACAACAATTAGGAGATTCAAGTGGCAGATACAGTAACCCTTTTAGATGCCTTGACTAAAGAAAAATATATCAAGGGCAATGAACTTAAGAATATGATGTTTAAGGGAGATCCCTTCCTTCAAGTTATTAAGGTAACTAATGACTTCACAGGTGATCTTTGTAAACATCCAGTGATTGTAGGTGGAACTAATAAGCGTAGTGCTACCTATGCATCAGCTGAAGCCAATACGGGTGGAGTCCAAAGCACTGCTTTCCATCTAACTCGCGTTAAGGATTATGTCCTTATGGAGCTTGATAGAGAAGCTTCGCTAGCTCTACCTAATGACATGGCCGCTTTCAAGAAATCATTTGAAGTGGAAATGGACACTGGCCTTCAGAAGCTAAGAAACTCTATCTCGCAGTCAATTATGTCTGCTGGTAATGGTGTTGTAGGTCAAATCTCTACTGATTCGACTGTAGCATCAGATACCATCACCCTAGCTGATACTAACGACATCGTTGCTTTCGAGGTTGGTGATGTAATTCAGCTTTACACAGCTTTAACTGGTGGAACAGTAAGATCATCTGGGGATACAGCTGAAGTTACAGCAGTTGACTATGACCTAGGAACTCTGAGCTTTGCTGGCAACCTAACTGATGAGATTGCAGCTGCAGTAGCTGGTGATTACATTGCTATGCGTGGAGACTACGGTAATAAGATTACTGGTGTTGGCGCGTGGCTACCTTCATCGGCACCATCAGCTACCAGCTTCTTTGGAGTTGATCGTTCTACTAACCCAACTCGCCTTGGTGGTATTCGGGTAGATGGAACTGGTCTTAGCGTGGTGGAAGCAATTAATCGCGCTACGGTAAGAGTGAATCGTCTTGGTGGAAGTCCTGATTATCTGTTCGTAAACCACTCGGTTTATGAGGATATCATGAATACTCTTGACGCTTCTCGTCATGTCTACACAGATGATAAGAATGGAGTTATCGGCTTCAACTATCTCTATGCTAAGGGAATTGCAAGTGATGTGAAGATCGTAGCTCATCGTTATGTTCCTAGTAATACTGGTTTCCTAGTGCAAGCTGATACATGGAATCTGAGAACTCTTGGTGGGTTCCCAGACGTACATCGTGATGATGGCACAATCTGGAGACTACGTGATGCTTCTGATACACTACAAGCTAGAGCTTCTGTGTATGGGAATGTTGGATGTAGTGCTCCTGGGTGGAACGCTCGTATAACCTTCGCATAATCAAGGACTTAGGAAGCTATCGTTGCTTGATTTGCAGTGCAACATGATATGTAATTTCTAATAACTGGGGCCGGGTGAGAGTAATTCTGCTTCTTGCCCGGCCCAATCAACTGATAATAAACCTCATAAGCGCTAGTTAATCCTACTAGATTTGAGGTAACAAGGAGAAATTAAAAATGGCATCGAGATACGTAAAGAATATCAAAGCATTCCCAACGCGCCCTGTCCTAGTAGCTGGAAACTTTCTAGCTAATACTAGTGCAGGTACAGGTGATGTAGGTAGAGGTTATACAGCAGAACGTAAGACTACTGGTCATTACAGAGTTCAATGCGATGACAAATACAATACAGTAATTTCGGCAGTAGGTAATTTTCAAGCTGCAGAGGCTTCTGGTGTTCATGTAGAAGTTTCTGGTGTATCAACTGCTGGTGATGGAACTGGTGGATCTTATGTAGACTTCTGGGTATGGGATTCAACTGGTGATGCTCTCATTGATGGAATCAGCACTGATCGCATTCATTTCCAGATTGTGCTAGATAACAGTAATGTCTAAAGATAATAGCCAGGAGTTAACGATATGAAGAATAGCGCATTAATGCCTATGCTTATGAAGAAAGTGATGGAAAAGGCTTCTAAGGCTGAACTTCGTTCGCCTAAGGCTGATGGTGTAGTAATCGAAGTTGAGGAAGGAGATGAAGGTTTCTGTGAAGAAGCTGCTGATCTTCTAGAGAAGGCCTCTAAAGCTAAGATGTACGATGACTATGAAGCCGCTGAGAAGTACATGAGATCACTACATGACTTATGGCATGCAGAGATGGATAATTCTCCATCTGATGATGAAGATTACTAATCAACACTAATCTAATCCCCTGAATCACAGCTAATAATCACTGCACATAAACTATGACTAGAAATATCAATATTGAACCATGCCCAACAATCAGAACACGTAATAGTGTTGACTGGGCTATTGATCCGGGGGAACCCCTCAAGCGAAGACGTCGGCTTGGGCGTGGACTAAACTATCAGGCAGCTGATGGCACATTCAAGCCAGCGTCTTCACAATTCTCAATAGCTGGGACTAACCAGCCAACTAACCTAGCAACTAGAATATCAGCTCAATATGCAAGTACAGAAGCTCCTCTGTTTTTCTGGGCAGGCGATGCTGATCAACCACTAAATCGAGCAACAATAGTTATAGCACCAGATGAAGATCCAAGCTTCTCTATAGCTATAACAGCTGTTGCACCAGACAATGTAGTTGAGACTCAGATAACTGATGGTAATAAAGTCATCTGGCCTAACTTCTGGAAGAATGCAGATCTTGAGTGGACTCATGGAAGTGATTTAGCTAAGAAGGTTATACGGTTAACTGAGCCAGGACATAACTTCTCTTGGAGATTCAAATATAAACTACCTCCAGGAGCTACTTACACCCTAGTTAATAACATTCTAAGTATCTTTACCCAAGATGGTAGAAAAGTATTCTCTACCAAATATCCTTACGGACATGACGCTAATGGACCTATCCGTGGTAAAAGTTTTAGATGTAGCTTTGAACAGATAGGAACCTGGGGTCCAGAGAACCAGTGGCCTATATGTGAATTATCTACTAATCCTGATGACTTTGATAGCGCTGTATACCCAATCGAAATTGATCCTACAGTTACCAAAACAGGTTCTTCTGAGATTGAAGATAATACACTAATTGACGGTGGCGGAATTGAGGAATGGGGCACAGGAGGCAGTGAAGATCTCTATCTAGGAGTTTATGCTCCTGGTGGACCATACATACATAGCATCATTATGCGGACTTTAGGTGATGCTTTACCGGGTGGTATAACTGCTATCAGACTTTATTTGAAAGAGTTCAACCAGTTTGGATCTGCTACTGGATCTCCAGCTGTCGCCTATCAGATTGCATCAGACAATAATGACTGGGAACCTGGTACTGAGAATTTTGCACCAGCCGATAGAAGCTGCTCAGGATATAAAAAACGGGAGCCTCCATCGGTTGAATGGGCTGGTGGCTATAACTCTAGATGTGGAGTTATTGGGACAGATATCCTAGCCGAGGGAGGAGGTCAGCCAGAGTCTACTCCTGATTTACTCTCAGAGGCTACTGGTAGTTGGTATCAATGGGACATCCCAGTTGATTGGGATATCGATGTTGCTGGTGTACTCTTAAAGCAAGAGACTGAAACTGATTCATGCCTAGCGTACTTTCGATCTACTGATTATGGAACAGCTAATGAAAGACCATATTTTGAGATTGATTATTCAGAGGGCGGCGTAGCAGCTTACTATTACAATAATTTGATATTACGAGGACGTAGATAACCAATGAAGCTAATCAAGCATAACGAGAGTACAGCATCTAGACGGAGGGTTTACTTTCAACTCGTAGATGCAACTGATGGTCTTACAGCAGAAACTGGTGAAGCTAGTGGACAGCCACAGATATCAATTGATGGAGCTACCTGGACAGATACAGGTATTGGTACACTCAACGCAATTGGTAATGGTCGCTACTATGCTGAGCTGACACAGGCATCCCTTGGGACCGTCGGAAGCTATATCGAGACTAGATATAAGAGCGCTAACACTGCTGAGGGAGTTGGTGATTCAGTACATGTTATTGCTCTTGATCTTAATGATGCAACTAATGCTGGTATTGGATACATTGATACTTCACTATCAACTCGTCTTGCCCCAACTACGTCTGGATTAACTTTAGATGTAAGCTCTACTGGTGAAGCTGCCCTTGACTTTAGTAATATCAAATCGCCTACAGTTGCTACTGATCTAACTTTAATCTCAATTGGTAATGTCAATGATGTAATCCATGGAGTTAATTTAACATCGTCTGGCTCAGCTACATTAGTAGCAACGATTGTTGATGACGTGTGGGATGAGGCTATGACTTCTCACGTCGATGCTGATTCAGCTGCTGAGTATCTTAAGAATACAGCTGATATCCTTACTGATACAGCTGAGATTGGGGTAGCTGGGGTTGGTCTTGCAAACCTTGGCGACGCAAGGCTAGATAACCTTGATGCACTAATATCTTCTAGAAGTAGTCATTCAGCTGCAGATGCAGCAGATGCAGTATGGGACGAAGCTATTGCTGGTCATTTAAGTGCTGGTTCAACTGGAGAAACTCTAAATGATACAGCTTCTACTGTTTCTACTAATCTAGATGATACGATAACTGGTATACCTGCTGCAGTAGATACAGAGTTAACTTCATCTCATGGAGCTGGAGATTGGACAGGTGGAAGTTCTTTAACAGCTGGAGAGATTGCTTCAGGTGTTTGGGAACTTGATATGACTCAATTTGGTTTCAGTGAAACTGCTGGCAAGTTATTGAGATCAGGTCGTATGGAATACGGAACTGTTGCTGCAGGTTCAGGCTCAAGCACGATAGCTATGGGAGCAAGTGCTAATGGTACAAATAACTTCTACAACAGTGCAGTTATCCAGGTACTCAGTGGAAATGCTGTTGGCCAAGCTCGTAAGATAAAAAGTTATAATGGAACAAGTAAGGTAGCAACTGTATTCCCAGCGTGGATTACAGTTCCAGGTAGCGGAGATACTTGGACTACCTTAGCAGATGGTAGTGCTACTATAGAAGAAATTGCTGATCAAGTTTGGGATGAAAACATTACTGATCATATCCCAGCTGGTGATTCTGCTGCCGAATCTCTAAGAGGAGCCTGGGATGACACTCAAGCTTATCTTGACGCTACTATCTCAAGTAGATCTTCTCATTCAGCTGCTGATGTAGATACTGAGTTATCAGGTACTCATGGTGCTGGAAGCTGGGAAAGCAGTGGATCATTAACAGTAGGATCTATTGTTTCAGGTGTTTGGGATGAACCTACAGCTGATCATCAAATTGCTGGGACTACAGGTAAAGCATTAACTGACGCTTCATCTGCTGGAGATCCATGGTCAACTGCTCTACCAGGTAGTTATGCAACTGGAACAGCTGGTCATACACTTTACCAAAATCTAGATGTAGCAGTAAGTTCACGTCTAGCTCCAACGGTCAGTGGATTGACTTTAGATGTATCGGCTACGGGTGAGGCTGGTTTAGATTTTAACAACATTAAGGCTGCTTCTTCTCCTACAACGTTGAGCAATATTACTGTTCCGACTACAACAGATATAACTAATGATGTTAATCTTTCCGATACGGATATAGATGACATTGCGACAACTACTTCTGGATTACTAAATAGTCATGGAACAGGTTCATGGGAGACTAGTAGCTTACCTACTGCAGAAGAAATTGCTGATGCAGTATGGGATGAGCCAGCAGGAGATCATCTAACTGCTCTTAGCACGGGCAAATCTCTAACAGATATAGAAGCATCGGTAGTAACGATCGAGAGTATAACAACTGGAGTGAACGGCTTTATTGCCACGAAAGCCGTTGTTGATGCAATACTAGTTGATACAGCCGAGATAGGTATTGCTGGTGCTGGATTAACTAATATTAACTTGCCAGATCAGACAATGGATATCATAGGTAATATTACTGGAAACCTATCTGGTTCAGTAGGATCGGTAGTTGCAGATGTTAACATTATTGATGCAGATATAGACGATATCGCAGAGACTACTTCTGGATTGCTGAATTCACACGGAACGGGAAGTTGGACAACCGCAACGGGATTCTCTACTCTTACAGTAGCAGATATCCTTGCAGACTCAACTCCATTTAATGGAGCTAATGTAGACGTAGCTATAAGTACAAGATCTACATTAACTCAAGCAGATATCCTAAATGATGCCACTCCATTTACAGGAGCTAGTATTGAAGCTATTTTAGAGGATACGGATAGCTTAGATACTACTAAGATTACTACAGCTAGAGCTGATAATTTTGATAATTTAGATACCACGATATCATCTAGAGGAACCAGTGATTTAGTTATTACCGATATTCTCTCAGACTCAACTCCGTTTGACGGTGCCAATATTGATGTAGCTATAACTACAAGGTCTTCACATAGTGCTTCAGACGTAGCTGATGCAGTCTGGGATGAAGCGATAGCTGGTCATTTAAGTGCTGGAAGTACTGGAGCTGCACTCTCGGCTGCAGGAGCAGCTGGAGACCCTTGGAGCACTGCTCTTCCTGGTAGCTATGCAACTGGAACAGCTGGATATTTGATGAGTAATCTAGAAACTAATATCTCATCAAGTGTTTGGAATGAGACTATCTCTGGGCACCTAGATTCGGGATCAACTGGACAAGCTCTAAATATAGCTTCTGGACAAGGATCAGGATTACCTGAAGTGGTTTATGATTTGAGTACAACTCTAGGTCAGCTAATAACAAGAGTTAGACAGCGTTCTGAGCAGGAAAACAGTCAATTTGTCTCTGACGATGAGATTGTGACCTACATCAATGCAAGCCTATCTGAGCTCTATGATCTTATGATCAATGAATATGGAGAGGATTACTTCATTAGCACAGATACCATCACTACAACTGCTGGAACATCTGATTACACACTACCAGATGATTTCTATAAGTTTGTAAGCATTGATTTGAATGCTAATGGTAATGTCAATTACTCTCTACAGAGATTCAACTTCTCTGAGCGTAATAAGTATCAGAATACTGGATATTCAGTTGGTACAGTGTCCAGTACTGCTCCATTCAAATACACAATACTTGGTAATAATGTTAAGCTATTGCCAGTTCCACAAGGAACACACACCTTGACAATGTATTATGTACCTCAGCCACCAGTCCTAGATAATACAGCTACTGAGGTTTCTGCACAGATACCAGCTGGTTGGCTAGAATACGTGGTGATTGACTCTGCTATTAAAGTAATGGCTAAGGAAGAATCTGATACGACAGTCTTAGAGCGTGAGAAGTTCAGCCTAGCAGCTAGAATTAAGAATATGGCTAACAATAGAGATTCTGAATCACCTGAGTCAGTCACAGACGTTCAAGGTTCTCATAGCGTTACCGATACAGGATGGTTTTAATCAATGGGCCTTGTCTATGAAAGAAGTATTGAGCTAGCTTATGGCGTTCCAGATAGCTCATCAACACAGAAGATTCTGGCTACCAATACAGTATCTGGAGTAACCACTAATCCTAGAAAAGTTTATAGACTAGTTTCAGATATTCCTATTCACTTTGAATTCTCTACTACTGCTAGTGCAGATACAAATTCAGAGATTCTACCTGCTGGGCTAGTAGAGTATTTTGGTACTGGAGAAGCTTCTGGAGTCTTCTCAGTTGTCAGGAATGGAACCGTTAATGGCATTTGTTGGATAACTCCAATGATTCCAGCTAATAGCTACGTGAAATAACGATGGGAGATATTTAGACATGGCAGTTAAAACATCAGCTGGAATTTCTTCATCTAGTGTTGTCTATGGAGATTCAAATAATCTCGATGCTTTTCAAAGATTGAGAGTCTCTGAAATAACTAGTCTAGCTAACATCAGCCAACATGTCCATGCTTGGGATGGATTGATTGATGTTGAAAAGATAGGGACTGGAGATGTGGTTTACGACAATCCTAACTCTAGAAGGGTCTTAACTACATCAGCAGATGAAGATGCGATTATCTGCCAGACATTCCCAAGATCGCCGTATCAGGCTGGGAAGGCTTTAAGTCATGGAGAGCCTGTACTCACTAATAAGGGATGGGTCAATATTGAAGATATACAAATTGGAGACTTGGTATTTGATGGCAAAGGTCAATTAACTCCGGTAACAGGTGTATACCCTCAAGGTATGAGAGATATACTTAGAGTCACATTTGGTGATGGTATTTATGTAGATTGTGACAAAGATCATCTATGGAAACTATTACAAACAAGTCAAAATACTCATCCTGGTAAATCTTTTGTTCTATCTGCTCAAGAAATTCTAGATAAATATGGAAGCACTCCTGTGTGCCAGAAGCGTGTCAAAATACCAAGATCTCCTGTATTAGAAATACAGGAGAAGCCAGTTCCTATAGATCCTTACACATTAGGCGTAATCTTGGGTGATGGGCATATACAAAAACATGGGTCAGTTTCTGTTACTTCTGCTGATCCAGAGATACTTGAACATTTAAAATGCGACAAGTTGACTAAACGTAAAAGTAAATATGGCTATGGAGTTTTTGGTCTATCTAAAAAGATCAAAGCATTAGACTTAAATGGAAAAGTAGCTAAAGATAAATTCATCCCAAACGAATATAAACTAAACAGTAGAGAAGTGAGATTGTCTATTTTACAAGGCTTAATGGACACTGATGGCACTGTTGATAAACGTAGCGGTTGTGCGTATTATTGCACAATTAGTGATAAGTTAGCTGATGATGTAGAATTTCTTGCTCAGTCTCTAGGTGGGGAAGTACGGAGAAGGATTAAAGAACCTTTCTATTATAAAGATGGGTACAGAATATATTGTAATCGTGCACATATTCTGCACTTAAGACTTCCCTTCAATCCTTTTAAATTGAGTAGAAAAGCTTCTATGTGGAAAAGGAAGAATAATACCCTTGATAAGTTTATTTATTCAATCAAGCCAATTGGTAGAAGTCTAGCTACTTGTATAAGAGTAAAGAGTGAAGATCATACCTTTTTAACAAAAGGTTGTACAGTAACCCACAACTCCCAGCAGATATTGATGACCTTTGCTAATCTCACTCCAGAAGATAATGTTATCAAGAGAATTGGTTATTTCTCATCTCCTGGCTCATTAACTCCATTTGATGATAATAAAGATGGACTGTTCTTAGAATCGTCTAATGGAGTAATGTCGATCAATATCTATAAGTCTGGAGAGGTGGTTGAGTCTACATCACAGGCTGATTGGAATATTGATTCATTTGGTGCAGGCTCAGTTAATTCTAGTGGATTTGAGATCAATTGGGATAACTGCCAGATCCTACAAGTAGACTTTCAATATCTAGGTGTTGGCAGAGTTAGATGGAATCTAGTTATTGATGGAATAGTTCTCCCATTTCATGAATCTCTTCATGCAAATAATAGAGATACTGTTTACATGCAGTCTCCAGACCAGCCTTTAAGATGGGAAGTTAGACAGACAGGAGCTGGAAGTGGATCCTTTAACTTTATCTGTGCATCAGTAGGTACTGAAGGATCAATTAATAAGCTTGGTGATTCAAGAGCAGTTAACACAGGTAATACAGCTCTAAGCTTTCCTCTAAGTGGGACTGAATATGCAGTTCTAGGTATTAGGCTTCAAGATGGAAAACCAGCTGCTGAAGTTAACCATATCTCAACTTCAGTGTTGATTACATCTAATAACAAAGATGCTAGATGGTCTCTCGTATTGAATCCAGTTATGACAAGTGGGCTTACCTATACTCCTATTCAAGATTCATCTATTGAGTATGCAGTAGGTGGAAATCAATATGTAATTACTTCAGGGACCTTCTTCTATAATGAAGTGATTACTGCAGATATCGTATCAATCTCTCCTTTTGAAACATTAAGGAAGATCGGCGTGGCTATTGACGGAACTCAAGATGAGCTTGTTCTTGGCGTAACTCCACTGTCAACAAATATAGATGTGTTTGCAGCGATGAATGCAAGCGAGCTAACTTAATATCTTTTTTGTTAGCTGTGATGGAAGGGATTAACTCTTCAATCGTAATTACGTCGAGCCCTTCTGGGCGAGCTAACTTACAGAATGTGAATAACTAATAATGGAATGGAATCAATTACACACAGATAACAAAGATTGGAATATTCCATTTAGGATTAGCTGTGATGAATGTAATGAATAGACTTATCACCAAAATCTCTATTCTAAACTCATCACATTGTATTTAAGAGTTAATGTGTAGCTTGTTCCCCCGCAAGGGGGACGTAATTACGATGTTTTGGATGAGTTAATGAATACTTGGTGAGCTTGACCCTCTAGTCAGTCGGCCCTGCGAGCCTTATAACCATCCATAGGAGTAATGTAATCGATTTGGAAAAGCTGTCAAGTAGCTGTGATGAAGATATCTAAACTTTTTTAATAGGAAATGTACAATTTACAATGCCAATTGAATTTCAGACCATAGACATTCCCGTAGGTCAGCTAGGCCTCAATGAGAATGAAGACTCTAAAGTCTTGACTGCTGGTATCCTAACAGCTCACAATGCTCGTTTCGATAAGAAAACAAGGATTTCTAAGAGGTCTGGATACAGTCCATTGAGCTCTGGAGTCTTTGATATAGCTTCTATTGAGACACCCGAGATAATACAATCTGGAATTCACTTCACAGTCTACACAGATAATACTGGTAATGAAGGGATGTTAATGCTTGATGGTATTAACGCTTATAGCTACATCGAAGACATTGACACTTGGAACTATATAAATAGATCTTCACCGATTGATGTTACTAAGGAGCTTATCTATGCAGAACAGTCTGGTTTATCACAATTTGATTATGCTGAAGCAAATGGCGTAGAGATGGTTTCTTGGGTTGATTATACAAATCAGCCAAGATTGAGTGCTATTGGTAAGTCATCTGGAAATATCATTCTTCAGAACCATAGTGAATTTTCTGTTGGTAATACAAACAACTCAGCTGGTAGATTAATCCCAATTGGTACAAAAATATTACATATGTACAAGGAGAAGTCTTCTGGAACGATTTGGACAAAGATATATAACACAGAGACCGCCAGATTTGGTCCTATAATCACAACTATTAACTTTGCATCTACAGATTCAGCTTATGACTGGGATTGCGTACCCTATACAGCTGATAAAGCTATTCTTTGCGTTAAGGACGATAGCTCTAATATTTGGATTGGGTATGTAAATGGCTCTGGACAATTTAGTGATTCAGAGGCTGAAGATACCGGGTTAGGAACAATTGATTGGCTAACCCTAGCAGTATCTTCAGATGGAACAAAAGTTGTTCAAGCGTGGGGATATGGAACAGATACGTATTCTAGAGGCCTCACTCTGGGTTCTTCTGCTCCTGTAGAAGATTATGGAACAACTACACTTACAGATCTTCCATACATTGTTTCACAAGCCTACATAGCTATAGATTCTAGCTATAACCAATATTGGGTAGCTAATATCAATGACACGCTTGGCACTACTGGTGTGGTAATGCAGGTAAGATCGCCTGGGAGTGCTACAGCTGATCATCTAACTGATACAGCAGGACAATTCCCAGCAGTTAATCATAATGAAAAGTTAGCTAGTAGACCTTGGATTGTCGCAACACCATTTGGTGAAGTTGTTCATTTCATTGTAATAAAGGAACTTGAGCTACAGCCAACCTACTTTGTTGTTAGGTTTGGAATAGAAGATACTGTTGGACCAACAGGCTTTTTCTGGCCTATGACATTTCCTGCTAAAGTTTTATATGGAGCTGCAGGTGGTCATCCAGATGGAGATACTGTTATCTCTAAAGTCCAGTTAGTATCTGGTGATACCTATAAGTTAGCTGTTGGCTATAAGACACTTCGGAACACAGCTAATAGTGATCAATTTACTCCAGTAGGAGCTTCTACCCTAGAATTGGATATGACTCCAAGAATGCAATCAATTCAATTAGGAGATGCTACATTCCTATCAGGTGGAGTAATACAGCAATTTGATGGAGCTCAGATATGCGAGGTAGGCTTCAACCATTATCCAGAGCCAGTAAGTACAGCTACATCTGCTAGTGGTGGTAATATTGGAGCTGGGACTTATCTATACCAAGTAATCTATGAATGGACTGATGCTAAAGGTAATATTCATAGATCAGCTCCTAGTGTTCCTGTCTCAGTTGCACATTCTAGTGGTTCTACTAATAAGACTACTTTATCTGTATTAGCCCATATGGCTACAAATAGACGTAAAACAAAGCTATTCTTTGCTATGGGAAGCACAGATCAGAGGATTGTAGCCTATAGAACTAAGGCTGGTGAATCTTCAATCTTCTATAGAACTGCTGAATTCTCAGAAGCTAGAACCAATCCATTTGACCAGCCAACAATAGAAGACATTATTGATATTACGTCAGATTCTTCTCTATCCTCTAATGAAGTTCTCTACACATCAGGTACTGGTGGAGAGCTTGGTAATGATCCATTCCCTGGAGCTAAATATCTAGAAGTATTTGATAATAGACTTTGGATGGGAGGGACTGAAGATCCTGAAGAGCTCTACTACTCTAAGGAATACGTTCAAGGTGAAGGGTTAGGCTTCTCAACAGAATTCAAGTTTAGATTACCTAAACCCATAACTGGCCTATCTACCCTAGATGACAAGATAGTTATCTTCACTAAAAATTCTATCTACTACATTACTGGTCAAGGTCCTGATGCTACAGGTGCTGGATCAGCATATTCAAACCCACAGAGGATCTCTTCTGATGTTGGCTGTACCAATGCTGATTCTATTGTCCTTACTGATTCGGGTATCTTCTTTCAATTCAGAACTAGTCTTTACCTACTTGGTAGGAATAATGCAGTTGTTGAGATTAGCTTACCTGTGAAGGATACCCTAGCTAACCTAACAATAACTTCAGCTGTCCTCCTAACTGATAATAATGAGATATTGTGGACCACGGCAGAGGGAACGGGAATAGTTTTCAACTATCTCTATGGCAGATGGTCTACGTGGACTAACCACAACGCAACTAAAGCTATTAACTGGGCTAATTCATTAGTGTTATTGAGAGATAATGGAGTTATTCTCAAATCAGATCCTACTCTCTATTCTGATGATGGAGAACTCTACAATCTCAAGATAGAGCTTCCCTGGATAAAGCCTGGTGGTCTCAATGGATATCAACGAACAAAGTGGTTAGAGATTCTTGGTGATCTTATGGATGACCACACATTAACTGCCACATTAGCCTACAATTATGAATCTAATGACTCAGATAGCCATTCATTCATAACCTCTACAGCTCTGCCTATTTCAGGCAAAAGTGGCAGTAATGAATCTGTCTATCAATTCAGATTGAAACCTAAATATCAGAAATCCAATGCGTATAAACTCACTCTGGAGGATACCACTAATACTGGTAATTCATTTACGCTGAACTCGCTTGGTCTAGTTATTGGCGTTAAGAAGAGTGTCCATAAATTACCAGCTAAGAAAACTATCTAATCACAAGGAATTATAACAACAATGCCACCTATGATGCCAAAAGCTAATGCAGCAACTGACCCTAACAAGAAACAGGTGAAGCCAGTGGTTGCTACTTCAGCTACCACACCAGCAACGTTAGATGTGAATAAGGCTGCTTCTACAGGACAACTCAAGCTAGTTGATAATACAGCAGCTAAGCTAGCAGCTGAGCAGGAGAAGTTAAAGCAGGCTTTAGCTGCACAGAATGCTCAACGGCCAGCAACGCTATCTGCGCCAATCCCTTTGCCACCTACTCCAGTTAATCCACTTAAAGAAGGTAAATGGGGCACAGCTAGCCAAGCTAGCACAGCTGGTCAAGCAGCAGCAGCTAGGAAAGCAGCAGAAGAAGCTCAGAATGCTCCACCTGCAGCAACTAAGGCTCCAACTGCTCTAACGGTAGGTGATCAGGCTTTAAGTGATGCACAGCGGGTTCAGGCTGAAATTGAAGCTGCTAGAGCTGCAGCTGGACTTCCGCCATCATCTCCAGCTACTCCTAGTGATGATGTTGTATCTCAAGATGCGGTATATAATGTTGATCGAGTTAGAGCCGCGATAGAAGCTGCTCAAGGTCGTGAAAGAAATAGGCAGCGTGAAGCTGATGTTGAGGCTGGTTGGGATAGTTCCGTAGATAAGGAAGATAAGGAGAGATGGGCTGCTGATGCTGCTATTGGTGGTGCTGGTAATGGCCTAAGAGAGATAGCTGAAGATATAGCTGAATATGAGGCTGAACATCCATTTGAGGATGAAGCTAGGGAGCTTCAAGGGGGTGTGAATGAGCCAAGAGCTTATATCAGACATTTCCAACCATCTGCCGCAGGTGGCAAAGAAGAGGATCTTCGTTATCGTGAAGCCGTAGCAGGTTTATCATCAAGTGCTATGTCTGCATCTGAACAAGCCCAACAGCACTTAGCTGATGTATTAGCTAGAGATCCTATGCTTGCCGAGAAATATGGTCTAGGTGGAGTAGCTACATATGGAGGCGCTCAATACGATACTCAGACCCAACAGCAGTTTAGAGATATACAACAGCAGACTATTAATCAGTTGCTAAATGCTCCCTCTATAGCTCAACAGGAAGCTGATAGGGCTAGAGAAGCTGCTATGGCTCAACAGTTTGCAGCTTCAAGATCTGGACGTGGACAAGGTAATCTTGCAGCTAGTCAAAGATTAATGGGAACTAATGTAGCTCAGACTAATCAAACTATAGCTAGAGATGCTTCTATCGCAGCTGCTCAAGAGAATCTGGCTAGACAGCAAGCTGCTGCAGGAATAGCTGGAACAGCTAGGGGTATGGATATTGGTGTAGCTGGTACTGAAGCTGGTCTAGCTCAACAGGCTGGCCTATTCTCAGCTGAACAGAGAAATCAGGCTGCTGAAGCAGAATTAGCTGCACAGATACAACAGGAACAATTCAATACTCAAGCTCAAATAGCTCAAACAGCTCAACAGGATCAGTTAAGATCTGCGCTAACAGCTCAACAGTTAGGATATGAGGGTATTGGAGTAGATGTTCTAGGACAGCAAAGAGCTTCAGATATCGCTCTAGCTAATCAAGTAGAGGCAGATCAGCTAATTAGAGAAGGTTATGACGTACAGCGGTATGCAGCTGACGCTGGTGTCAGAGCTGCAGAAGCTTCACAACCATCTTGGGGGCAAACTCTTGTAGGTGGAGGCATGAATATCCTAGGTAGCGCTCTAGGTGGATGGCTAGCATCTGACAAGAATGTCAAGAAAGGTATTAAGTCTACTTCACCTAAGGATATTAACAGCTTTCTAGACGCCCTGGAGTCCTATGACTATAGCTACAAACGAGGTGATACTTCTCCAAAGACTGGTGTAATGGCACAAGATCTAGAGAAATCATCTATTGGTAAGAAATTAGTATCTGAAGATCCAATGAGTGGAACAAAGATGGTTGATACTAGATCAGCTACATTAACTATGATGGGTGCACTTAGTGAACTTCATAAGAGACAGAAGGCAATTGAAGCTGAACTTCGTTCACTAGGCGGTCTTAAACCAGCTAATAAGGGGAGACGATAATACAATGAGTAATTTTAGTTATGACCCAATGGCATTCACTGCTAACCCATCTGCTCTACCAGCTGTTCCTTCACCTCCTGGCCTAGGTGGTCAGCTAACCCCTAATGCATTAGGCGCTCAGAGGTTTCTAGATGTCATGGCTGCTAATAGAGCTCCAGGAGTTTCTCCCCAGAATCCTAATGTAGCTAACGTACCTAATAATCAATTATCTCTTGGACTTCCACAGCTTCAAGCTCCAACTATTGCTCCTCCAGTTGTCCAAGCACCATCTGCTGCTACTCCAGAGACTCAGGAAAGCTTTAAGCAGGCTGTAGCTGCTAAAACAATGCCTCAAGTAGCTATAGCTGCTCAGGATGCACAGTCAACCTATCAGAATAAGTTAGCTGAAGCGCAAACAGGTATTAATACAGCTTTAACTGGGAAGGAGGAAGCTCAGCAAACCCTTCTTAAAGCCAAGTTTGAGACTCAAGACTTGATGCAGAAGGAAATTAGTGATGCTAATATTAAAGCTGCTAATATTGATAAGGAAGTAAAAGATACTCGAGATAAGCTAACTGCTGATATTGAAGCTAAGCGTCAGAGACTCAATGAGATTCTAGCTCCTGAATATTATACAGAGACACCTGAAAATGTTCAGACTAGAATGATGGATCAGCTAACCGATCCAAGTATTGGATTCAACCTTGATGCTGAAACTGCAAGGGGATTAATCTCCTCTCCCAATCCTAAGCAATTTGCTCAAGAGAACGGATTACCAGAATCTGCAGCTAATATGGTTGCATTGACCAAACCTAAACAGATTGAGAAAAAGGCTACTAATTTCTGGGGTCGTCTAGATGAACAATGGCAAGCTGGTGAACGTGGTACAGCCGTAGCTAAGGGTGTAGGCATGGTTGTAGCTATGGCTCTATCAGAGATTGGAACAGCTATAGCATCTAATCGCAGAGCTGCTCCTGGTCAAGGTGTTGCTAGAGTTCAAAATCTAGTTGATGGAATTATTGCTCAACAGGTTAAAGCTAAACAGCAAGGTGTCCTCCAAGCTCAGAGCGCTCTAGCCCAAGCATCTAATATCTATGATGATAGTCTTAAGCAGACTGAAGCTGCTAAGGGTATTCTATACAATAATCTACAACATAGACTTGATGCCTTGAAGCTAAAGACTTCTAATGATGAACGTACAGCCTTAGCTGAACAGCTTAAACAGGATATTGAGCTTCAAAAGAATCAATCTCTAATGAAGGTAGCAGATCTAGAAACTAGGGATGCTGATAGTAAATTAACTCTACAAGCTTCTCTAGCAACTAATAGAGCTACTCAAGAGGAACGTGCTCAGGTTAGAGAAGTAGAAGCTCAACAGAAGATTCTTGAAGAGCAGAAGAAGATTGCTGCAGTTGATCTGTCTAAGGTTCCTGGCATAACTATTGATCCTGAAGATCCACCAACAGAAAACGATAAGAAGAGATTCCAGGACAATCTGGTGCCTTACATCTCAATGTCTAAGAACCTAACTGCTATTGAAGAACTAGCTAAAAGCTCTAATATTGGTACTAAGCTTGATAGAAGTCAGTTAGCTGAGATTAAGACTAATATTATAGAATTCCAAACCAATTGGAATAAGTCTAAAGCCCTAGGTGCTCTTGATAAGGGGACTCAGGAATTAATGGAAAAGCTTCTATCAAATCCTGCAGATATAACTACATTCAAGACTACTACCCTAGCTCAGATAGCTCAACTTCAGGCTAGGGCTAATGAGAGAATTTCAGGATCTGCTATTGCTTATAACTACAGTATAGATATTCCAGCTGTTCTTTCAGGTGGAAAGATATCTAGTGGGCAGTCATCTGATCCTTACAATCAATATAGGATTCAAACCGGAGGTCGTTAATGCCTAACTTTAGAAATAAGGCTTCAGGGGATATCTACAACATCCCTGAAGACGCACCTGTCTATAGCCAGGCCGTTAATGATCCTAACCTAGAGATGGTCTCAGAAGCTACTGTAGGTCCTCCTGAGCTACCACCTGATCCATTATCTAGAATGAAGGAGATTACAAATCCCAATAATCAGGTAATGAGATCAGTTGGTAATGAATATTACATTCCACCTAAAGATAAAGTTCCCGAGATGCTTCAGAAAGGATTTGTTCCTGTTGAAGATCCAACTGAACTCAATGAGCTATTAGATAGAGTTCAGAATGAATCCAATTGGGGAGAAGCCTTAGCTTTCGGTGCAGCTAGAGGGCTAACCTTTGGCCTATCAGATGCATTTCTATCTGCTGAAGTTGAGCCAAATCCTAAGATAGCTGAGGATGCTAGAAGACTTCTTGATCCATCATTGACTACAGCTTCCTACACTACGGAGTCTCTACAGCCAATAGTTCCAAAGGAAGTTATTAGGGCAGCTAAAGGTGGACATCCTTGGCTATCTCTAGGTTCTGAAATAGCTGGTGGTACATTAACTGGTGGTGCTGTTAAATCTCTAGCTACTAGAGCTTTAGGTAAAACTGTAGCTAAGGCAGCCACTAAGAGAATGTTAGCTAACTCTATTGAGGGAGCTGCCTATTCAGCTGGTCAATTAGTTTCTGAAGAAATGCTTGGAGAGAGGGATTTAAATCCTGAATCAGCAGTTAAACATCTAGCATTAGGAGCAATCTTTGGTGCTGCTATTCCTGAAGCTGGTGTAGGTTTAGCTAAACTTGGTAAAGCTAGTAAGGATAAAGCCTTAGGCTGGTACACGAAGTGGTTAGCTAAGGAAGCATCTACTTCCGACTCTCTTGTCACCCCAGATATTATTGAAGAGATACTTACTCAGCCAATCCTAGCTAATAAGTTTGGCAAGTCATCTAAAGCTGTAGCTGATAATAGTAATGCAATTATCTCTAATCTTGAATCTCTTGCCACGAGGGAGGGTGTTGAGAATTTTGAAAGGGAACTGCCACATATTATTGACTCTGTAATCATATCAAGAAAACCATCTATCAATGCTAAAGCTTACAATGAATTGATAGAAGACCTAGATGATATTACGTCCATTAGTAGAAGCCTACCTGGGACAACAGAGGCTGAGAAGACTCTACTTGATAACCTAGCTAACTCTATTGAATCAGCAACTAAGAAATCTCTTCAAGGGGATGTTGATGAGCTAATACCAACTCTCTCTAAAATATACAGAATAGAAAGAGTTGTGGCTGGAATGTCCAAACCTCCATCAATGAGCTCTTCTCAATGGTTTACCCTAAAGAATCAATTGAAAAGATTTGGAAGCTTTATGGATGATGAGCTTGGGTATTCGGCTGCTGAGAATGAACTAAACGGGTTGTTTAATTCACTTAAGAATATCAATGAGGTCTCTAGTAGTTATCGTGCGATGGATGAAGTCTTCAATGCTACTAATCCAAATGAAATTCCTAATTCTCTAGCTAATGAGATAATGGAACTCAATATGAATACAGGAAAGGCTGTTTCACAACTAAGAGGTCACCTTCGTATCATCAATGAATTAACTACTTTGAATAATGTTGAAGCAAAATATATTAAAAGCTTCCTAGATGGGGGTTCAGATAAAGAGATTGCTAAAACAATTAAGGTTCAAGAGAATCTGTCTAAGATAAACAGGAATCTAAAAGGCAAGGGGAAAAGTAAAGACGAGGTATTCGAGGAAATTCTCAAGCTTAGGACTTTAACTGGAGCAGGTGGTGGCTATTATGTAGGTGGGCCTGTTGGAGCAGCTATTGGTGCTGCTATTCCATATATAACCAAACAGGTTGTTAAGAGACCATCTATACCTATTAAAGCATTAGCTACACTCAAAATGTTATCTCATCAATCTGATGAAGAGATGAGGGGATTAACTAACGCTATCGTAACGGGAAGTAGATACTCTTCAACAGTTGCCCCAACTATAGCTATTACAGATGAAGTCTATCATAACATTATAGATTCACTGAGCATTGCTGATGATCAGATTATAGCTAATCTCCAAGAAGACTTTAATGAATACAGTCAACATGCTCCAACCACAGCTGATGAGACGATAGCTAAGATTCTTGAGATAAAGCAACATATTAGCGATATGATATCTAAGCCTAGTTATCTAGATCCTGGATGGGGTCCACAGAAACAATGGTCTCCACCAGCTTCTGAGAAAACCAAGCTAAAGAACGTTCTCAATACGATATCTGATCCTCTTAAGCCATTGAGAGATATAGCTAATGGGTATCCAGCTCCAACTGAATCCATTGAAGTGGTTAAGAAATTCTTCCCTGAGCTCTACAATAAGACAAAGATGGATTTCATAGCTAATATGATGGATAGTAGAAAACCATTACCTTACGCTATTCGCTTACAGCTATCTAAATATCTAGATATGGACATGACTGGTTTCTCTAATCCAGAGTTGCTGATGATGCTTCAATCACCGTCAGTTAACCAACCAGCTTCACAGCCAACTGCTGGTAGCAATCCTTCTAATCTAGAGCTTCCATCAATATCAACAGATGTAGATAGAATCTCTTTAGGTGGAGCTAAAGGCTCCCCTGAGCGCTAATTTCAATTAATAGCTCTAGAAGGCCCTGAGAGGCCATTAGAGCTGTTTTAGGGGTAGGCCTTACGTCATACCTAGGGTAGGCCTTAAAAATCGATTACAGAGCATCCTAGGAGCTCTGAGAGGGTTCTGAGGGCGTTACCCTAACCAATAACCTTACCGCCCTAATAAGGTGTTCGCACCTAAGGCTGAGCTAAGGCTGAACTTCGTTCGCCTAGCGAGCTACGCTCAGCTACGCTCACCTAGCGAACAAAGTTCAGCTAAAAGGAGATTACAATGGGAATGACTTATGAAAGAAGCTTAGAGCTTATCCACGGATTTACTAATGAAGATGATACTCAGTTAATACATTTTACAGGAACTGTTAGCGGTTTAGCTGTAGACGCAAATGGCATGTACAGGATTATAGCTGATCAAAGTTGCTTATATGATGTGTCCACTACTGAATCAGCTACAGCTAGTGGATGTTATCTTCCTGCTGATACTGTTGAGTATGTAGGTATTAACGATACTGATGGTCTAGTATTGAGTGCTGTTCAGAAGAGTACTCCTGGGACTCTTTGGTTATCTAAGATGACTGCAAGTAAGCGATTTGTTAAGTAATAATAAAAAAAGGACGCCAATATGACAACAGAACGTGAACTTTTAATCGAGAGTAGGATAAGTACTGTTGAAACGAATGTCAAGGATCTCAAACAAGATTCGACCGAAATCAGGAGTGACGTTAAGTCGCTTATCAAAGAAACTAGCTCTTTGAAGACCTATGTGAAGATTCTTCTAATAGTAACTGGGCTAGCAGGTGGAGGACAGTTGGCATTGAAAGTAGTAGCTCCTACTACTCCACAACCAGCAGCTATAACCCAACCAGCCATACCAACCAGCCATAACTAGGAGTAGTCATTATGAGTAATCAATTGAGGACAGTCACTCAGATACCACTTATCAATACTGGATCTAGGGAGTTTATCCAGTTGCAGCAGAATATTAACAAAGCTCTCCAGATCATCTCTAATAACTTTCTCAATACAATCGTTACGTCTGATGACAATGTTGATTCAACTAATCATATTGTATTAACTACAGTAAGTGGAGTCATTGATAATAGTCTATTAGATATCAATGGGTTAGCTGTGCTAGTATCAGGGCTCATCCTTAGCTGAGCGAAGCTCGCTAGGTGAGCGTAGTTCAGCCTTAGCTGGTTAATGGAAAGTATTTTTTCAGAAGAAATAGTGTCTTCTTCGGAATAAAAAAGTAGCAACGATGGTAGCGTAGTAAAGAAGTCAGGTAAGCTTGTTAGCTATAAGAATACAAGAGAAGTGAATAAGATGAGGAAGCGCCTGGATGAGTACAACAGCTATATATCTGATCAAGATATCCAAGCTCAGTATAACAATACAACCTCCTCCTCCTCCTACTCCTCCATTACATATGACAACTCGTTTGAAACGTCATTAATGCCTAATAATCTTAATCACTTATCCATTTTCAAAACTTTTCTAGATTGCACTCTAATCCGTAGATTTGTTGGTGATTTCGATCACGGTGGAAGGCTTTATGGAGGTGCTCATATTGAGCTTGGAGGTCGGGTTGAACCCTCTGATGCAGATAAACCCTTTAAACGCTATCGCCGGGATATTACCATCAATGGTAATTCTGTTACTGAACTAGACTTTTCTAGCCTACACATCAATATGCTTTATAATCAATTAGGTTTAGAAGGCCCTGGAGACGCCTACAGTGTGTTTAAGGAGCAACCTCTACTCCGTTTACTCGCCAAGCGTCTAATGCTCGTAGCAGTCAACGTAGCGCGTTCTAGCACTATCTTTAGAGAAGTTTCTAAGTGGCTTGAGACGGAACTTGTTTTGAAAGCTCAATTTGAAGCTTCTGGGTATAGCCTTGAAGAGATCTATGATCTTCTTTTAGAACGACATACAGCTATCAGACCTCTTCTTAACAACCCTGCTACTGGGCTAAAGCTTCAACGGATGGATTCAGACATAGCTTTCAACATTATTGACGAGATGATGAATCAAGGAATTCCTTGTTTACCTGTTCATGATTCCTTCATTGTTCCTAGCCAACACGAAAAATTGCTTGAGGAGACGATGAAGGCTAAATACAAGGAGCGTATGGGATTTGATATTCGGGTCGCCAAGAAATACTAGATAAAAAGCTTGAATACTCTCATTCTAAAATGTTTACAAAAATGACATGACCCCATTGCGCTAATAGCTGAATAAGGTTATACTATTTCAATAAGGAGATAGATAAGATGACATCACTAGTTTGCTGGACAGCAGCCGCCCTACTTATGGGGACAGCCTATTGGATCCTGGAGAATACCTAACAATGTTAACAATTGATGAACAACTAACACAAACAGTTAATAAGCTCAAAAGCGTAGAGCTAGATGCTAGGGATTGGGTTGAAGTATTCTGTATCCAAGATACCCTAATTCAAAAACTCGTTGAACTTCTCAAAGAAAAGTATTCAGCAATTAAATAAGCTAATGACAAAAATAACTAACAATGGCCGGCTACCAACAAGTGTAGACGTTTCCTTCGATGAGCCTTGCACTATTCAATTACGCTCAACATCGACATTACAGCCAGGAGATCGCTATTATCATCCAGCTCCTAACCATAATAACAACTACTTAGAGATCATTGAGCAACATGGACAGCCACTAAAACTAGAAGAGATTGGATCCCTGTTAGGAATAACCAGGGAACGTGTTCGTCAACTAGAACGTGGTGCCCTAGCTAAGCTCAGAAAAGCTCGAGTCTCAAAGAAGTATGAGTTAGATAGCTTTATTGATCAGATCGACAGCCAACCTAATTACTACAGTAGGAGCCATAACTTTGAAGACATTTACAATTGATCATGACAGTGGCGACTCACATACGGACCTTTCAATTACGCTAAAAATCCCTACAGCTAAGATTGATATTCTTATTACAGTACTTTCAGCTATCAGAGATGTAGATATCTACAATGCAATCTTAGATATTGGATGGGAAATGAATCTTCTTTCACTAGATAATCTATTTAGGCAATTTGATGACTAATCCTAAATACTTTGAACCTAGATTATTAACACCTACAGAACGTGAAAGATACGAAACTGAACATCGTTATCTAGAGTCTCCAATTGATACAAGTATTCTAGATAACTGGTCTGCAACTCAATCACTTGACTCTCCAAGGATTGGTTCACAAAAACCACAAAGCATTTTATCTGTATGTAAAGTTCCTGATTGTAGAGGAATTGTTTGGGCTAAGCAGAAGTGTAGGACGCACTATGGTAAAGCATACAGAGAGAAGAGAAAGGAGCTCGTCATGCTTTTAGCTGGTCTTCATTCGCCTAAAAGCCCTTCTAAGCAATCTTCAGAGCTAACTACCCCTAGTACCCTGGGTAAGCTTCTGAAAACGCCTCAGAACCCCTCTCAGAGCCTTCCAGAGGCATCTACGTCAACTACCTTCACCCCTGAGGAGATGGTCAAGCTAATAAAGCTTCTACTTGAAGCAACGAACAGCTAAGGCTGAGCTACGTTCGCCTAGCGAACAAAGTTCAGCTATAAGGAGATAATACACCGTGAACACAGAGACTACAGATACCAAATGGCCATTCGATATCATCGACATACCAGATAACAACAAACAGGTGGAAATAGACAATCTCAATAAGAAAGCTACAGAGATATGCACAGAGATTGGATATGCTACATTTCAAAACTTCCTCTATCTTAAGAAGCTTGAGCAGATCAATGATCAGATTGCCAAGCTAAACCAATAAGATGAATGATTATGATTTCATAGGCATTA